ATAACCATTATAACCAAAATGCCTCCGAAAAGGACTAAGAAGGTACCCGAAGTTGCGGCCGAAACGCTTGCCGTGACCGAAACGCTTGCCGTGACCGAAACGCTTGCCGTAGCCGAAACACCCGAAACTGTTACACCAAAACCCCGCGCTCCAAAAAAGGCAAAAGCCGTTGCTGCGCCCTCTTCTTCTTCTGTCGTAAACACGGTCGCAGGCTTAGATGAAGATGACAAACGTGGAAGAAAACCGAGAGGAGGAAAAATCGTATTGAAACCGACCACCGCCTCCCCTCCCCAACCTCAATTGACCAATGTCGTGTTAAACCTAAAATGCTCCATGGCGGATTTAAGAGAATACACGAACAAATTAAACAACATGATTATCAATCCTCTCGAATATAATTCTGCCGCCCCACCAGAAGTGCGTTATTATGAAGGAACACAATCATTTGCCTCATTTGAATCGAATCTCGACAAAACCGTCGAGCCATCTCGCGCAATCAATGTTCCGGTGGAACATGACACTCTGCCAAACGAACCGCCAACAGAAGACGATTCCGCAGAAGACAAAACCGTCAATACGAAAGAAATGGCCGCCAAATTAAAACAGCTCAAACTCCAGCTCTACAAAAATGCGCTTCAAAACGAGAAAAAATCCGCATGTTTCTGGTGCACTTATGATTTCGACAATTCGCCGTGTTATATTCCCAAATACGAAATGGACGGCGTCATTTACGGATACGGGTCTTTTTGCAGACCCGAATGCGCCGTCGCCTATTTAATGAAAGAATCCATCGACGATTCGACCAAATTCGACCGTTATCATCTGTTGAACCAGATTTACAGTAAGGTCTACGAATGCAAAAAAAACATAAAACCCGCGCCCAATCCACACTATTTATTGGAGAAGTTTTATGGAAACCTGACCATTCAGGAATACCGCAAATTGTTAAAGACCGACCATTTGCTTCTCGTTATTGACAAGCCGATGACACGTATTTTGCCCGAATTACACGAAGATACGGACGATGCTTTTACGAAAATATATGGAATCAAGACAAATACAGGAACTGCATCGGGGGTTTTTAAAGTAAAGAGACAGAGTGAACAGCCGACGGGGCCGAGTAAAGCGAGCATTGTGCGCAATTCGTTCGGCCTACCTTCATAGAAAGGCCTATTTTTTTATTTTTTCGATAGATTCCACATAATATTCTGTGGAATCTGTTTCTGAATGCAAGGCGTCGGGAAAGTAATTCGGGTCTTTCATCTGCATGATGTGCTCTCCGCTTCGAGAGGCGTAGTATACGAACCTGATTTCCTCTGGCATGACCCAGCATTCATGTGCATTCACATCCGGGTTTTTGCTTTCTTCCTCTGGTTGAACGGGTTCTTTGGTAAATTCCAGGGTCAACGGCTCCTCTCGTTCAGAGACGGCCACCTTGTAATAACATCCGGTTTTCGGAACAAATTCGTCGGGTTCAAAGTGAGACATTTTGGGTTTGGCTATGGACAATAGAGGGGTTGAAAGATATGTGTTGATTATTACTCGAATAAAAAGTCTTTCAATTTCATAGGCCATTCGTATTATTCTCAACACTAAAAATCGGACGAAATCATATTCTACGCATGATTTCGATTCAGTTTTCGGGAAGATTAGGGAACCTCTTGTTTCAAATCGCGGCAACCATTGCCTATGCGATGGAACTGGGCCACGCATTCACATTTGAATCCTCTCCTCTTGAACCGTGGCGCAACACAGCATTTAGAGAATTGACGCCTTTTTTGACGGACACTTATGAAAACGCATCGCACACCTTCAACGAACTAGAGGCCGCCGCAGAAATTGCGTCGATTAAGCCGCATGACCGCGTCCAGTTAGCCGGGTTCTTCCAGGACTACCGCATTTTCGACAAATGGCGCTCCGCCATTTTAGGTATAACCGGTCTGTTGAGAAGACGCGAGGAAGTCTTGTCCTCTCGCAAATTCAATTTGCAAACCCCGGAAAACAAAATAAATGTAAGTGTGCATGTTCGCCGGGGAGACTATGAGGACGCCAGATGCTATCACCTGCTTCTCAATGAATATTACTACAAGAATGCCGCGTTGAATATAATGAGCCGTTACGCCCGAAATGTCCGATTCATATTATTCTGTGAACCGGGGTCCCAAGACGCCGCACGGAAAATCGCGGATTCACTGAAACGCACCACAGATTCATTGGGATACGACTCCGAATATGTGTTATTCGAGAACCTGACCGCCGCGAACCAAGCAGAAGAATCAAAAGAATGGGAAGAATGGGAAGAATTGATGGCAATGAGCTGTTGCGACCATCACATTATTGCCAACAGCACCTTTAGCTGGTGGGCCGCCTATTTGAACCCTTCCCCGAACAAGATAGTCTGTTATCCCGACGAGTGGTACAATCACCAGCTTTATTATTTGTCAACGGCCGGCCTGGAAATGCCAGGCTGGACCAAAATCGCGGCATGGAACCCCGCCGAATACAAATGTGTCTGCTACGAACTTCTCGCCAAAGGACAATTATTTATCTGAAATCGACATAAAGAATTTGAGCGGTATATTATCAAACACATTACTTTTTATTGCCTATTTTTTAGAAATACCTGAACCATGTCTTCTGTCGAACGAAAACTAGAGATGTTGTTGGAGAGTTATAATCACTCGAAACGCAGCCCGGCTTACCGCGAATTGAGGACAAAGTACAAGAGCCTCAAGCGAACTCACGAACAAATTTTGGATATTTTGACATTAATGACGAAACACATTAGCGTTCAAATTCCCATCGTCCCTGACGTTGAAATAAAGCAGGAGAAAGGGTTAGACGACGAAAATATTCAATTTACGGTGGATGACGAAGAGGATGAATCTCCACAGATAGACCTAGGGCAATCCGAAATAGACGAATTTGTCGCATTGGAAGCAGAGGTAGATAACCAGCAATTTTTTGACGAAGTGAAAAACGAAGCGAAAAACGAAGTGAATGACGAAGCCGCTGAAGCAGAAGCCGAAGCGGAGGCTGACGTGGAAGACTTGCAGGTGGTGTTTGAGGACGAATTAGAAGAGGCCGAAGAGGAACAAGTCGAGGAGGAAGTCGAAGAAGAGGTGGAGGTAGAAGAAGAGGTAGAAGAAGAAGTTGAGGTCGAGGAGGAAGAAGAGGTGGAAGAAGAAGTTGAGGTCGAGGAGGAAGAAGAGGTGGAAGAAGAAGTTGAGGTCGAGGAGGAAGACGGAGACGAAGAAGACGAAGAAGACGGCGTCTACGAGGTAGAAATCAAGGGCGTCCGGTATTACACCACCAATGAGCAAGATGGTGTTGTCTACTCGGTGGATGAGAACGACGATGTAGGAGACGAAGTAGGCAAATTTGTCAAAGGAAAGCTGGTTCTGAACAAATAAATCCAAATCCAAATAAGAATAATGTTATTTCAATAGTAAAATGACATGATTCGGGTGGTCAATGGTAATTTTTCGCAGTGGTCTGTTTAGAGAACGACCGAAGAAGTTTTCTTGTTTCACCGCCACCTTTTTTAACTGCATTATCGATGGGGTCTTTAATGGTCCAGGGTTGGTCAAAATCGAGATTGCGATACCGATTCATCATTCTGTCGCGGTGTCTGACGTCCGTCAATTCTCGAAGTTCTTGTTCCAACAGTTTGTCATACAATTTGCACGATGATTTCGGAACGGTTTCCATCTTTTTCGCGTCAACCAAGTTTATCCACACGTAGATTTCCATCTTGTTTTTTTCCACGTCCAATTCGCTTTTCTCTTTACCCGCATCACTGGGTGCGGGCTTGACTTCCTCTACACCTACATACAAATATGGTTTTAGGTCTGGGTCGGTTCTGAGGGGAGGTTTAGCATCAATGGCCGCGTATGTGGCGTAAATCTGGTCAAGAAATTTCGGTTCCACGGGTTTATCCGCGTCAGGCGGTGTTTCCCCCGTCTTAATCTTGAAAAGGATATTGTATAAATTCGCATTGAACGTTTTTCTCTCGGGTTCGTAGATTTTTATGACGCGCTTCGCCTGGTCGTTGTTCATTTGCGCTTGTGTCGGAAAAGATTCGCGCACAAATTTGTTGACGCGCTTGACAATTTGCGTTTCATCTTTACCATCCGTAATGCGTTTGTCGGTCAAGTTCATTGGAACGTGTTTCTCCACAAAATCCTTGACCATTGCCGCCGCTCTCACTTGAACGGCGAATTTCAATAATCGTTCGAAATATATTTCGTATTCTCCATTTATGAATACGGTGCTGCGTTCGCTGCGAGACGCCTCGTGCTCATCCAAATCGTTTTTCACAGAAATCAATAATTTAGCGGCGTCATCTCCTGTCAATGGGCCGGATATCAGACTCTCCAGCTTCGATTTGATTCGACCCTTCACCGCTAAACGGTCGCGGATTTTGTCGAGTTCCAAGGTTGGGATGCCGGATGGTTCGGGCACATTGATATCCAAATTCCACAACATGGATTGCAATGTATCCTGTTTTTTAATGGCATCGATGCATTCTTTCACCTTTGCGTCATATACGGCTTTGTCCTGTCCGATTCCAAATGCGGTTTGAAAATCCTTGTACATTCCGCCATTCGTTGAGTTTTGGAACCGTTTAGTTAACTCTGCAACAGAATTGTTTTTTAATCGATTGTTTATCATTGGTTCCGTTTTACTAGTAAGTTGAGGGTCAAAATTTCCCATTTGTGTTTTAGTATTCATTATTACACCAATTACTTGTTTTTTTATCGCATCAACGCTCGTCGTTTTGTTCAATTCCGCATTCAACGCTTTTTCGGAATTCCCGTATTTTTTCAACACATCATCCTTGGTGTTTTCGATGCTGTCAAACATTTTCTGTCGCGATACGAGGTATTCGAAATAAAGCGGGTGGTTCACGATGTCATTTTCCCACACAATGTCCTCTACATCATATTCTTTGCCGCCGATAGTCAAAAAATACTCCTCTCGTTCTTTTTGTAGTACGCCGATGCGATACATGATGCCAAACACATTGAGCGCCTGTTTCAAATCCACATCTGCGATAATCCGAGAATTCGAGTGTTTTCTTAAAATGTGGTCATAGCTATTCTTCAGCGCATTCCCGTATCTCTCGGGAATGGGCAATAGTGACCGAAGTGTAATCATTATGTTGCGTTTTTCCACCTTGTATCGGAGTTCAGGGTCCGTCCCGCTAATCGTCGTCCCCCCCGTTCTCTTCAATTCATCGCGCAGAGTCTTTGTGAAGATTTCCCGATTAAAGAAGAACTCTACGCGGTCTTTCCAAGGCATGGATTGAATCCAGTCGGGATATTTAACCACTTTAGTAAAATAAGGCAAGTCGCTGTTTGCATTGGGAGCCTCGTCCAGTTTCGGCAGCTTCAACATGCTTCGATTGAATAATTCAGGGTTTCCGCCAATATTTGTGTTGAGTTGGATATTTAGTTTCGATACCGGTATCCGAACCGCGGCCATTACAAGATTGTCGTGTTATGCTTACTATAACGCGATATTATTGGAGCGAGATTAGTCCGTAGTGGGAAGAAAGGACGAGGACCCAGACCCGCGTTCTACCGCCTTTTCTTTCTTGACTTTCGAGAGGAGCGAAATGGCGTCGGATATCTGTTGTTCCGTTATCGGCGGCTGTTCCGGTGGATTCTCCGCAGCCTCTGTGTGCTGCGTAATAAACGACTCCGGCAAACAACATAACCGGCTTTCCTCGTTAAAGAGGAAATTCGCGCAAATGCTAAAGACTATAGTCATAAACAGTGCAGTGTAAATGTCGCGGGTACCCATCCATGCCATGGCAAATACCAGAATATCGCGACTAAAGGTGTATTTCAAATAACCTTCGAGAGGTTTACTGAGTTTGATGGTGACGAATTTAGACGAAATATTCAACACAATGATGATGATGCCGGCGAATATCTTACTCTGATTCATTGCCATGACATTTGAATGGATGTATTGAATCATCTCCTTTAGCGTATTTAAGCCCGCATTGGAGCTAGCGCTAGCGAGTCTCAAGTCCCGTGTTTTTTTTGCCTTGGGTGATGGCATTCGCGTCGCCTATATATTCAACCCGCGAGATTCCATATTTGCGTAGGGTATTACAGATATTCTGCAAATCGGTGTTTTAACGCGACCACATCATCCCAAATGCTATGAAGGGGGTGCATGATATAATGACCGACCCAGTCGCCGTTTTCGACATTATTGGATTCTCTCGGTCTTAACCCCTCCTCTTGAACAATCCGGCCGTCGACAATCGAGAAGCTACATTCCCGGTTGCAAGGGTTGCATTTAGCGGAGTTGCCTTCCGGATACTCGATTTCTCTAAATATGTGGTCAGCCATCTCTGGTCTCACCGGAGTCCCCTTGTGCATCAATCGCCCCTTGGCGTCGCAATTCGTTTTCCGGAAAATCTCCTTCAGTTCGTGATTCTTCTCCACACCCATAATCGAGTTTTCATGCCAACTCGAAGCGGACTCGGGTGTATAAGAATATACTGCAGAGTCGCCTCTCGAAAACGACTCGGGCATTTGTTCGGGTTCTTCCTTTTCTTCAGGCTCTTCCATGGATTCCTGCATTTCGGTCATGTGTTCTTTGAGAAGCGTGTCGCGATGAAGAGAAACGAAGCTTCTGTAGAGGTCCATTTGGTAAAAGAGGATAACCGCGCAACAGGCCGCTATTCCATATGCGATGTCGACCGTCGTGGCATAGACGACGACCACTGCGAAAAATAGTTTCCCTAAACTGGTTTCACTCGTGTAAATCATTTCATACGGGAAAAACACAAACAGACAAATGGTCAATATAATAACCCATTCCGCTATTTCCTTGTCGGTTGGCATATTTCTATTATTTTTTAAGCGGGTAGTCCCAATTATATACTAATCTCATATTCTACCTCTCCTAACCAATGACTTGAATAAAATCTGTTGATTTTTTAAAGTATTTCAACTCAAAATTCCTTATAATACACATGTCATTATTATCCTATGCATCGCCATGGACTAACGTCGATTCCAATGCCCCGTCGAGAAAACGGGTTCCCACCATCGGTAAGGATTCTCGCAAAACCATCAAAAACCGTCCTTCGGACCACGACGAGAACTATTATCAAGAAGACGATGTTCCGGATTCCCTAAAAATCACGACAAGACCCGGACCCGAAACCATCGAACAACGCATGCAAAAACAAACCGAGCAAAATACCCGAGTCAACAGCATACTCAACAAAATTACCAGCTTTAGCAATGATGACCGGCTTGGCGACTTTAACCCCATGCCTTACCCGACGACTCTAAATATGAATAATTCCGAAAAAATCATACGTGCTGAACCGGCGATAGAAGTAGAAGAAAATCCGCTGATGCCTAAAACCCGGGTTTCGGGTCCAGAGCGTGGCGCGCCGGGTGCTTATTACAAGCCGGCGGAGCCGGTGGCTCCGAATTACACGAGTTATCGGCAGGCTTATGGGAAAGAGGGGTTAGTGGGTCAGCGAGAACCTTATTATTCGAAGATGGGCATACAAGGACAAGGAACGAGAGGAACGGGTCAAGGAACGAGTGATAAACTGATGGACCGAATCAATTACATGGCCCAGATGTTGGAATCGCTCCAGATGGAGAAGACGAATCACGTTGCAGAGGAATTTGTGTTGTATACTCTGTTGGGCGTGTTCATGATTTATATTGTGGATGGCTTCTCGAGAGGGGGGAAGTATATTAGGTAAAGGGACACAAGGCAGACTGCCAAACTTATAGACCATGGCGACCCCAAGGTCGCCAATGTCTAACAGTCTGGCAGCCTTCGGACCAAGGTTCCCCCTACGACCCCCTCCTTTTGACCCCCTCCTTTTAGTATAGTAATCAATTGTGGGGAAAACTATGGTATTGAGAAGTGTCCCTCTCACATAATAACCAATACATCCCCCGCCAAAAAGGGCATTCCAGGAATCACATAATTCGTCAAATAATACGCACAAGGAGTTCTCAACACAATATCGTGTGTTGAGACCCACCTCTCAACGATTGGTCTCGTATGTCCAATATTATCCATCATCAACATTTTCGCTTCCGGCATCGTCTTCCTCGCCTCTCTCAACGCCCGAAGAAACCCAGAGAAAAACACCTCGACATCATCCATATTCTGGAAAGCCGCAAAAAAATGCAACGTATCCGCACCTTCTAAATCCTCATACTTCATATGAGCATTTCGGAAAAAATAAACCGCATAAACTGCGTCAAGAGGTGGAGGCCCTCTCAAAACATAAGCAAACAACTGATTTGTCTGTAGAAGCGTCGTTATCTGGCCGATTTCCATTGCCACGGAACATCGGAACCCCGCCGGGTTTTTCAGCGACACTACTCGCTCCATAAAGTCCTGCAAATGATTCAGGTATTCCCTCTGAACCCGCACCAGTTGCATGTTCTTAGGCAGGGGCCCGGCGTCCGTATGACGCCGCATATAAAAGCTAAACGCCTCGTATTGAACGAGAGGAACCAGCGCACCAATCAAGTCGGTCTCCTTCTTAAAAATCCCGATTTTATTCTCCGGTCTTAAAAGCCGCTGGTTGTATTCGTGTGAATGAAACAGATTACGTGCCTTTTTGGATGTGGTCACTTTTTTGTCAAAACAGATAATATCCATGTATTCGGCGGGTTCCAAAATAACGAGGTTTTCGTGGGGTTTCGCTACAGAAATATTGACTATGTGAGAGGTCGTGAACCCTTCAATCTGGGTAGTTTTCGTTGTCTTCTCGATCTTCTCAAAGGACGTGTCAATATTTGTTTCAACACGGTTATAAATCGAGAGGATGGACCCGCGGCTCTGAGCCTCGAAATCGGGCAATTGCATCGAACAGAAGACGCGGTCACTCGGCAAATAATGATTCTGTAGAAGTCTGACCAATTCGGTTCTCTTATCCAGACTCGTGTCTTCAAATCGAGAGGTCTCGATGATTGGGTTATGCTCATAGTATTTCGATTTTTTGGGAAGCGCGCGAATGATGTACGGGTTCTTGTAAAAACGCCGGTGCCAATCATAGACATGATAAGCCGGGATTTGATTCCAGAATGGATATTGCATTTTTATGTAGAGAATGAAAAAGGCGAAGACGAAGGTTCCGGCCACCAACAGATAATTCGGATGGACGGTTGAGAAGATATCTCCTCTCAATGTGGGAAGTTCACCTTTGAACCAGTAGGATTTGTCTGGGTCTGGCTTAGGAATCAAACTGCTGATAAATGAAATCGTATTAGACAATGATGGCAAGTAATTAGATATATTCATTCTATTTACACAGACAATAGAATGAATCGGGATTCTCTTTCCGCAATCAAAATTGAAAATCTTTTTATTTAGTTAGATACCATGAATATCTAACCAAACTTTACACTTATTAGAACCAAAACCATGTTTATTACTCCCATATTTCGCCAAGGAGCCGACTTGCCAACAACGGCTAACCGTATCTCTAAAATAGTTTCAAACATCGACATGCTCCGATTCACGTACAACAACCACAGCCATACCTTCTGGCTGGAATATGGAACCGAACCCTTCTTTCGCACGCTGGAATGGACGCAACACGAACCGTATCACATCAAAAACGAGGCACTATTCGGCATCACAGAAAAAGCGCTACAATTGTTCCCACACAATAAGCCCGACGACTACTCTCTTCGTGCCTGGCAAGAAGGCGACGAATTGCCCGGGCCGCCGATTCCGAATGCCTGGTTTAGAGCCAGCATCCAACTGTATAATTCTGCTATAAGAGACGCTTGGGGAACATACATCGAGGTAAGACAAAGCACCGGAGACCGAGCCACTTATTACAGGATTGCCGCGATGATTCAAGACGAGATACAGAGTATTCTGTGGCGAGAACGACAAGAATTTATCAGTCTGGCGAAGGGCGTCGAACCTGACCCGCGGTCTCATATCGAGAGGTACGTATTCAATGAACTCAATGTTCGCGAGATTTGCGAATTTATTGGCTAGAAAAAAATAAAAAGTGATTAAGGGGAGACCGTAGGTACTGCGAAGCGCCCTACATTGCCTTCAAAATGACAACTTTCTGTTCCGAATCCTGTGTAGAAACAAACTCGCCTATCAAAGAAAATCCACAATAACGCGCATCCTCTAAAATCGACTTCGGTCCATCCATGTACATCGTATGTTCATTCTGCCGCACATTATTCGACGTCGCATCTGTAAATGTCTCCGTCTGCACAACTATTCCCTTTCCCTTCTCAACTTGACTAAAATCATAAGTAGATTTGTATTTATAATCCACAAAATCGATGGCCGTGTCCGTTATCCGTTTTCCATCCACCGTTTTTTTCGGTGCCTTCGCACCGAGAAGACCACTCGGTTGTCCCAGAGGAACCACCGGATTATAAAGACTCGGTTCCACTAAATGCAACACTAAATATCCGCCACCTCTCAACCAATGCCGGCAATTCCTCAAAAAGGCGACCTTGTCCTCGAAGTCGTAGATAGTCCGGTCCATGCACAATATGTGTGTAAAGACCCCCCTCTCAAACAACATCGGGTCCGTCGCATCAGCAACCTTGATGGTGTCGTTCTTCCGGCATTTCGGTCGGCGTTCTTTCCCCACTTCAATCATGGCTTCACTCCTGTCTACACCGGTCGCGTGGAATCCCTGTTTTTTTAGTTCGGCGACCAAGCATCCCGTTCCACACCCCACATCCAAGAAATACGAATTCTCTTTGTCCGGCTGCGTGGCTTTGACGATTTCCATCGCTTCTTTCGCGGAACGCTCGTCGGTCTTGTAAATGCGGTCGTATATTTCCGCGTAAAAGGTGTCGTACGCGGCCGCACCTCTCTTTGAAACGAATGGTTCGGCTTGCGTGAACCCCTCGTATTTTGTGCTGCGCCGCGCCATTTGCAGAAATACCAGGATTATCGCCAGTACAACGGCGACGAGAAGCCATTTATTTTTTAACACACGAAACAATCCCGTCATAATTTTACAATTTGTATATTATAACATCCTATACATCTCCTCCAATTACAAACCTCTCAATTGAACCCGCGTATTATTGTGGAATCGGTCTTGGCCGATTTGCGCGGCGATTGCCGGAGTCTTTGTGTTTACGGGGTCCCGTCTAAAAAGCATTTCGTGGTCGCCCATGGATTCTTGTCTGCCCACCGGTGCGAATCCATACAAATCACTCTTGGAACTCGGAACGTAGACACCCTGGTCCGCACCCTTCTGCAGCACTACATGGCGATTCTGCAACACCGTCTCCACATCCACATTGGCTAAATAGGTCGACACTGGGCCATTGCTCGTTGCGGGCACAAATCCGCTTCTTACGTTGTACATCGGGGTTCCATCAATCGGAACTACCGCTTGGGTCCGGCGGTCAATCATCGGAAACAGGGCGTATTTGGTGCTGGTAGGACGCGCGTTGAAATTCGGCTGCAGTGGAGGACCTACAATGGTTTGGCGGTCGGCAATGCGGCTGTTCAGTGTCTCCACACGCTCATCTTGTCCGAGCCACAACCCTTGTGCGACACCATGCATACTATTATGAGAATCATTGTAGTTCATCCGATTGATTTGATATTATATACTGTCGAGAAAACATAAACGTCTCCTCTCGATGGTATCCATTCATGTCCTCCCTGACTCTACACAAAGAATATCCGCCCATTTTCGGCCAAGACAAGAACGGCAAAACCCGCATCTGGAATGCGTCGGTATTCCAAGAAGCCGATACTGCCATCGCGGTTATCCAACATGGCATCTATGCCGGAAAATTGCAAGTCGACACGCGTCAATACACTGTCGGCAAAAACATCGGCAAGAAAAATGAGACGTCTCCTCTCGAACAATGCATTCTAGAAACCGAGAAGAAGCGCAAAGATAAAATCGAGAAGGAGAGTTATAGTGTTGTGTTTCCTTCTACCACGGAAGGCGCTGCAGCAACCGAAGAAGAAACAAGAACAAATGGTCCAGCCGAGAAACAAGAACTTAAAAAAATATTCCCGATGTTGGCGAACAAATATGAGCCTACCAGCTCCGCAAAAAAGCGTCAAGGAATCGTGTATCCATGTTATGTGCAGCCTAAATTGGACGGATTGCGATGCGTGGTTTATTTGGGGGCAAATGGTAGACCGGTCTATCAGTCGCGGACGGGAGGAACGTTCACCGTTTTACAGCACTTAGATTCATCTATTCTTGGATTGTTCGAGAGGAGGAAGGAACTGATATTAGACGGCGAACTTTACACCTCTCAAATTCCGTTTGAAGAATTGGCCGGAATCATCAAGAAGAAGACGCTGTCCGAATCCGACCTCTCGAAAATCCGCACCGTCGAATACCACATTTATGATATTGTGGAACCCGACGTCCCTTATCATGACCGGATGATGTCTCTACAGAATATTCTGTTGAATGCCGGGCCGTCTATAGTTCCCGTGGCGACATTCCGTGTTGAAACGGTTGCGGAATTCAAGGAGAAGTTCAGCGAGTTTGTCGAACAGGGCTACGAAGGTATTATGTTGCGGAATGCGACGGGACTATACAAGGAAAACTACCGGAGCAACGATTTGATGAAATACAAGGAGTTCATGGAATCCGAGTATCCGATTGTGGATTATCGAGAGGCGACGGGGCGAGACGAGGGGACTGTTATTTGGGTGTGTTCCACTCCGGACCAACGGCTGTTTAGCGTGAGACCGAGAGGAACAGTGGAAATGCGGCGGAAATGGTTTAAGGAGGGCGAACGTAATGTGGGAAAACAATTGACGGTCATTTATCAGGAATTGTCGGAGATGGGGGTTCCGCGGTTTCCTGTGGGGAAGGCCATCCGGGATGGCTGGTAGAGAGGACTCTCCTCTCGAGGATATTCCACTATCCTCGGGAGGATAGTATTTGCCAAGGGCCCTCTATCCTCGAGAGGATAGTATTTGCCAAGGGCCCTCTATCCTCGAGAGGATATTCGACTTACGAGATTTCCTCCGCTCACTTCGTATTCGCTCCAGAAATCTCTCCAGTGAATCCTCGAAATCTTACCGCTCACTTCGTATTCGCGTCCAGATTTATTCGCAGTATTTACCACAGAATATAAAGACGAATAACCATGAAGGAATAATAAAACAAATGACCGCAATAAATACGATTATGGCCGCACCCACTATTATACATGTCAAGGTTCCGATTGTGGGTCTCGGACTTAGTTTGTTAGGAATATCTTTCTTGTTTGGACTCGGAATAGGGAAGATGGTGAATATGGCGCATCCGAAGCCCCAAATCGGCCGAGGAACCTTGCGCGTTTAAAAACTAAATAAAACCCACATAAACCTCTCCACACAATATTGTGTATCTTCACCCTATTGTGCAACAAATCATGTGGTTCTTCTCAACCATTCTGTTGATTTGCGCCGCAAATGCGTTTTTTACTCGTTCGGTCCAACGTCCCCGCGTCCTCTCCCTCTCGATGTCTCCCCGCCATTATCCCCATTCCCAAAAGTACTACGAAGAGGCTATCAAGAGGCTCAATTCGAAGAACATAACCACCCAGACCAACAGTATATTGAACGGAGGCGGCTATGAACCCGAAAGAAATGACACCATTCATTCGGATGATTTGCCGGAAATCAAAATCATTATCCAGGGTGGGTTTCTCGGGTTCGGTGATGACGAGAATCCCTTCGCTGGAATGCCTTCCCCCGATGATGTCCCCGAAGACGACGACGACGAGGAAATCCGGCGTCGGTTTGGTCGCCGTCTTTTCGGCGGTTCAACGGAGAAGCTAAAGTCGAAGAATTTCGAGGTTATCAAGAATTACGGCGTGAAATTCAGCGACGTGGGCGGCTACGCCGCCATCAAGGAAGAACTCCGTCAATCCATCGACATTCTCCGCAACTACAAAAAATACACGAAATACAATGTCCGTATCCCCAAAGGGCTTATTTTAGAAGGACCCCCGGGCAATGGAAAAACGCTCATCGCGAAAGCCCTTGCTGGCGAATGCAAGTGTGGCTTCATCGCAGTCAGTGGCGCGGATTTCCAAGAAAAATACGTGGGTGTCGGTTCCAGTCGTATTCGCGAGATGTTCGAATTGGCGAAGAAGAATGAACCCTGTATCATTTTCATCGACGAGATTGACGCAGTGGGCCGTCGGCGTTCCGGTGATGGTGAATCCTCCTCTTCCGAGCGCGACAACACACTCAATGCGCTTCTAGTTGAATTGGACGGATTCAAGAACAACACGGGTGTTTTCCTGGTCGGCGCAACCAACCGCATCGACCTTCTCGATTCGGCGTTAACGCGTCCCGGACGCATCGACAAGAAAATATTCGTCGGCATTCCCGACGCCGCCACACGCAAATCTGTGTTGCGAATCCATATCCGAGGCAAACCCCACGATTCCTCGGTCTATTCGGAGGATTTAGTAGAGGCGACGGACGGACTTTCTTGCGCCCAAATCGAGAATCTGTTGAATGAGGCGATGTTGTTCGCGTTAAGAGATGAACGCACCGAATTCACCCGGAGTGATGTGGAATACATACTCAACAAAATCATTGCGGGCTGGCAACCCTCCGAGCACGAATTCTCCGAAGACATGATTGAGAGGATAACCGTCCATGAAATGGGTCATGCCCTCCTGGGATTCTTCTCCAAACACCATTCCCGGCTTCTAAAGGTCGTGTTGAATCTGTCTTCTCCGAAAACGCCGGGATACACGGTATTCGAGAGGTCGCCGTCCAGTATTTATTTGAAGGAGGCGCTTTTCGAACACTTGATTATTCTGTTGGCAGGGCGCATTGCAGAGGAAGTTATCTACAATGTGTCCATAACCACGGGCGCCATCAACGATTTCGAGGAGGCACTCAAATTGGCCGAGCGTATGATTGTGTATTATGGAATGGGAGGCAGTGTGTTGTACCCCAGCACGAGCGAAAAATACAAGGAAATCATCGACAATGAAGTCAGCGAGCTTATCAACAATGCCTATTTAGTAGGGAAGATTGTGTTGGAGAATTGTCGAGAAGTCATCGAGGATACTTCGGCCCGACTGAGACGCAATAAGTTGTTAAAAGCCGACGAATTGACCGAAATCATACAAGACAAATATCCAGGTCTGTTGCAACTCAAAGATATATTTTAGACTGTTGCAACTCAAAGTTTTAGACCGGGAGAGAGAACTGTTTCATACGATAATATCATCATCGCATGAAAGAAAAGTGTTCAAGTAAAACACCGTTGTAGAATGGCCATGCGCATATAAAGCCCGTTTTCCACTTGTCTGAAATAGGCCGCACGAGGGTCCGCGTCCACCTCTACAGAAATCTCCTTCAAACGCGGCAAAGGATGCATAACAATCATCTTCTGTTTCGCCAGCGTCATCAATTCGGGTGTTAAGGTGTACCGGTCAATATGAGCCATGGTCGCATCATATTCCTCCACAGATTCAAATCGCTCCTTCTGAATCCGCGTCATATAAAGCACATCCGAGTAAAAACAAATCGCGTCTCTCAAACGCATGGCATTCATGCTAATACATTCACGGTTCTGCATGATTTGAACCTGATTTACAATGTCGTCGGGCAGTTCCAGACTCGGCGGCGAAATACACACGAAATTCATCTTCGGGAACTGCGAGAGCATCAAAATGAGCGAATGTATGGTTCGACTGTTCTTTAAGTCGCCTACAAATGTTATATTTAAGTAATCTCGGTCGAAAGATGGTAGGTCTACACGTAATTCGCGGTGAATCGTATAAATATCGAGAAGTGCTTGTGTGGGGTGTTCGCCGTTGCCATCTCCCGCGTTCAAAACGGGGACCCTTGAAACCGAGGCGGCCCTTGCCGCCGACCCTTTGTCCGGATGCCGCAACACAATCGCATCGCCATAGCATGCCACGGTGCGAATCGTGTCCTCTAGGGATTCGCCCTTTTCCGCACTCGACGCCTTGTCGTTAAGAGAAATGACGTTGCATCCCAGTCGGTGCGACGCCGCTTGAAAAGAACACGAAGTACGTGTAGAGGGTTCGTAAAAAAGGTGGACGACGGTTTTGTCGGGGAACCGTTGTCGGGGGCCGTTTTCCCGGATTTCTTCCGCCTCCCGGACAAGCGACATAATACTTTCCGGGTCTTTAAATTGGTCCGCACTCAAAATGTGTTGCATCAGTTTGTCTTCTGGCTACTACAGTCCATCTATTCTTTATGTTTATGTAGGTTGTCTCTCTTTCTCTTTTCGCAATATGTCTCGTATTTTGCCGGGAATGAGTCCGGGTTCCAAGTCGGCAAGTGTCCTCTCGAATTCTTCAGCGATGCCCATGAATGCATTCTCTAGAGAACAGAATGCGTCGGTTGTTTCGGCCAGCATATCCTCCGGAACGTATTGTAGGCATCTGACCAAGAGCCGGGGGTCCAATTGCGCCCGAATCTTGGTGTCGCGCATTCTCCACAGCCTGGCTTTTAAAATGCGGCCATACTTGACAGTGTAATACAGTGCGCGGAATGATTGCAGTTTCCGGACATTGGCCAAATTCGCCCACCT